CCTTGAACAAAAGCGCCTCTCTCTAATGGGAATTTCCTTGGAGAAGAATGCGCAAGCATACGGACAAAAAGCAAAAGAGGTAGCGCTGCAAGAGCTTGAGAATAGGCTCCTGGAAATCAAGGATAGCTGGATTGGCAAGATATTCGACAAAGAAAGGAATAGTTTGATGATTAAACAGGCATACATAAAGTATCAGCAAGAAGAGCGGCAGATAAACCAGCAGGTCGCCGAGGCCCAGAAGCAGGCGAATCAGCGCAATATAGACGACCTGAATAGATTGCTATCACTGCGAAGCCAGATTGCTCAAACAGGGTTGTCCACGTTGGACGCAAGAATTGAATACAAGAGACTTGTTGACGGCGAATTAGCGGCTGCGGAAATGGCCACGAACAGCCTAGAGCTCAGAACAGAGCTGCAAAGAACCATCCTTGAACTTGAAACCAGTCAAGCGCTCAGCAATTCGCAGCTGACGGAACGTGAGAAGCAGCTCTTGAATGACATTTACGATCGAAAAATTTTCCTACTTAAGGCAGAGCACGCAATTAAATGGAGAATTTCAATGACTGATGAAGCCAGGCTCAGGACAGAAGAAAAGATAGCCAAGCTAAATAGAGAGCGGTCAATTGAGGACATTGTTCAAACAAGGGACCAGGAACTTTCCGGCCTTCGCGCTCGCCTTGACCTGCCATTCAATGAAGACAAGCTTGCAGAGGTCAACCTACAGCTAGAGCAAGCGTCAAGGCTGTATCAAACCTTGACTCCACTCCAGAGAGAGCTGAAAGATATGCAGGTCAAGCGTGAAGACAGAGCTGGAGTAGTGTCAAAAAAGGAGCTGGAAATGCTGGACGCAGACATTGAGAGCGTAAAGCTCAAAATTTCACTACAGTCGCAGTATCTCGAAGCAATTAGCGAGACCGAAAAAGCTCTTCTTCGTCAACAGCAAATCTATTCGCGATACCAGCCGCTGGCCTCTACTATTGCCGGTGCTTTTACGTCCTCCTTCGGCCAAATTGCCACAGGCGCATCAACGGCGCAGCAGGCCCTAGCGGCCTTCCTCCAGGGCACCGCAGATGCTTTCCTTGACATGGCTTCGCGAATCATCGCGAAATGGATTGAAATGACAATCCTCAACTCAATCATGGAACTGTTCCCAGGAAACCCCGCTGCTGCCATTGGACCGATTGCGAAAACGGACTGGGGCGGTGGAGGCGGCGGACTCTTCGGAAACTTGGGAGCGAACGACTGGGAGGGAGCGCCAGGAATCGGGACAGGGCTTACGGGGCCGGCAAATCCCCTTAAGTTCGCCAATGGCGGCATGTTTACTAACTCAATTGTTTCTTCGCCGACCCTCTTTAAGTTTGCCGATGGCGCCGCCATGAAAACTGGCGTCATGGGTGAGGCGGGCGCCGAGGCTGTAATGCCGCTGACCAGAGGTCCAGGCGGACGCCTTGGCGTTGATGCAAGCGGGGCCGGCGGGGGTGACATCACCGTCAACGTCTCCGTCGACGCCACCGGGTCTAGAGTGCAGGGCGACGACGCGCAAAGCGCCGAGCTCGGTAGGCTCATCGGAGCTGCCGTACATCAAGAAATGCTGAAACAGAAACGACCCGGAGGACTTTTAGCTTCCTGATGGCGACCTTCCCGAGCTATAGGCCGACCTACCCGGCCTCCAAAAAATCCGAGCCCCAGATAAGGACGACCAAGTTTGGGGACGGATTTGAGCAGAGACTGAGCTTTGGTCTAAATCAAAACCCGAAGGAATGGTCGCTGACTTTTGTCCTCAAGGACGAAGACATTAAGGTTATCGAGGACTTCCTGGACGCAAGGGCTCTTGATGCAAGCTCCTTTGACTGGACGCCGCCTGATGACACAACCTCTTACAAGTGGAAGTGCATGGGCGGCTGGTCGAAAGAAATGGTAGACGTTGGCGTCAGCCGCCTCAGCCTTACGCTTATCGAGGTATTTGAGCCATAATGACAGTACCTATTTCCGACCTCCAGGCGGTAGCTCCCGGAGCAATTATCGAGCTTTTCGAGCTAACGCTGAGCCTTGAGCAGCACGGTGTCGCAGAGACCTACCGCTTCCACGCCGGCACAAGCTTAAACGCCAATGGCGAGCTCGTATGGAATGGCAATAGCTACATGCGGTTGCCGATTGAAATGGAAGGATTTGAGTATAGCGGGAGTGGCCAGCTACCTCGCCCGACGCTGCGCGTTAGCAATATCATGGGCGTAATAACTGGGCTTCTTATTACGCTCAAGTCTTCTCCGGCAGGTGGGCTTGAAGGCGCGCAGGTTACTCGTATTAGAACGCTCGCACGCTACATAGACGCCGTAAACTTCCCCGGAGGCATCAACTTATACGGCACGCCAGACCCTACTGCGGAATTCCCTAGAGAAATTTTTTTCATAGATAGAAAAGCCTCGGAGAATCGCGATATTATCGAGTTCGAGATGGCTGCCGTCTTCGACCTCATGGGCGTCCGTGCGCCAAAGCGCCAATGCCTGGCAGACGTATGTTCTTGGGAGTATCGCTCCGCTGAATGCGGTTATACGGGTGCCGACTATTACGACAAGAACGATCAGCCAGTGCCAACCCTGGCCCAGGATGTTTGCGGCAAGCGGCTGATCAGTTGCGAAACACGATTCAACCCCTTCACTCGCATCGGATCTGTCACGAGTGGCAGCACAGCGCTAACAGTGCAGGAGCCGGTAAGTGCAGCAGCCGGAACGCCGATATTCGGTCACGGCATTGCGACCGGCGCGACCGTGGCCAGCGTCAACGCTGCCGGAACGATTATCACGATGAGCGCAGCGGCAACGGCGAACATGACAGAAACGCGCACAGGCACCATACAAAGCAATCTGACGACGATTGTTGTAAGCAGCGCCAGCAACCTTGCCAAGGGAATGCCGATCAGCGGGCCAGGAATCAAAGCCGGCACGACCATTACAGGCATTGCTGGAACAACGCTGACGCTAAGCCAAGCTGCAGAAAGAAACTATGCGTTAGCAGGTGCAAAAATCGGTGTGCTTGGGGCCACAACTAGCGGAAATGCCGTGCAAATGCCTGATCTCGATGGCATTTACTTGACGCTGCCCTCATGGGTCAAGGGTCCAGGCCTTCCGGCGGATTCATACATAGAAGTTACGGCGTGGCGCTCGCACTTCGCCGCCTATCCATTCTTGGCGCTTGTCAACTATGCTGGCACCGGATCCGGTACTTATAGCTTTTATTATAGTGTACCTTACTCATCTGGAACATATACATTTACTGCTAGCCCTGTCTACACATTCCGCAACCCCAACGTCATCGGCCTGCCCTATGGCGGATTCCCAGGTATCGGAGTGTACGGCTCATGAAGCGCTGGCAGGTTGACGCACTGATTCACGCGAAAGAATCTCACCCTCGCGAATCCTGTGGGCTGGTGGTACTGATCAAGGGCCGCGAGCATTACAGGCCGTGCCGCAACATGGCCGACAATCCAGCGGATCAGTTCATCCTGCACCCAGACGACTACGCAGCTGCCGAGGACGCCGGGGAGATCCTGGCAATCGTCCACTCGCATCCGGCCACGCTGCCAGTGCCGAGCCAGGGCGACCTGATCGCGATCGAACAGCAGGACGTGCCCTGGTGGATCGTGAACCCGGTCCTGGAGTCATGGGGTGGCCCATTCCCGCCAACCGGCTACGAGGCCCCACTGATCGGCCGCCAATGGGCCTGGGGGTTGGCCGACTGCTGGACCCTGGCCCGTGACTGGTACAGGCAGCATGGCCTGCAGCTACGCGACTGGGAGAGGCCGCTGACGTTCCAGCAGTTCGAGGCTGATCCGATGTTCGATCGCTGCTGGGCCGATACTGGATTTCGCGAGCTGGAATGCGAGGAGGGCCTAGAGCCCGGTGACTTTGTGCTGATGAGCATCGGTAGCACAGGGCTCAACCACTGTGGCGTGTACCTAGGGGATCAGCTGCTTCTACATCATTTGCGTGATCGACTGAGTGGTCGCGATGTCTATGGCGGCTGGCTTCAGGGATGCACCGGCCGCCGACTGCGCCATTACGATGCAGGAAGGCTGCGACTGGGGTGATGCTGCGCAAGATCCGCGTCTACGGCAAGCTGGCAAAGGTGCTGGGTCAGCGCGTGTTCGAGGCAGCCGAGGCCGTAATGCCGCTGACCAGAGGCCCAGGCGGACGCCTTGGCGTTGATGCAAGCGGGGCCGGCGGGGGTGACATCGCCGTCAACGTCTCCGTCGACGCCACCGGGTCTAGAGTGCAGGGCGACGACGCACAAGGCCCCGAGCTCGGTAGGCTCATCGGAGCTGCCCTACATCAAGAAATACTGAAACAGAAACGACCCGGAGGACTCCTGGCTTCCTGATTAAGATGCAGGAAGGCTGCGACTGGGGTGATGCTGCGCAAGATCCGCGTCTACGGCAAGCTGGCAAAGGTGCTGGGTCAGCGCGTGTTCGAGGCAGACGTGGCATCTGCCGCCGAGGGCGTGCGATTTCTGCTGGCCAACTTCCCTGGGCTAGAGCCCGTAATGGCACAAGGCCATTATAGGGTTAGCACAGGAAAGTACCATTTAGATCAAGACGAATTACACCATCCAGCCGGTGGGCAGGACATCAAAATAACCCCTGTTATCATGGGCGCCGGCGGGAGCGCTGGCAAGATTATCGCGGGAATTGCGTTGGTCGCACTCTCATTTGTTAATTTCGGCACCGGATCTATTTTTGCTGGCATTGGCCTCAAGGCTGCCGGTAGTCAGGCTCTGCTTGGAATCGGCGCAACTCTCGTCTTACAGGGGGTTGCTCAGTTATTGACACCAGCGCCTCAACTCAACTTTGCCGGAACGGATTCTCAGGATGATCCACGTCGGAGCTATAGCTTCACCGGGTTGCAGCAATCATCACGCCAGGGCTTGCCGGTGCCGATCGTCTACGGTGAAATGATCGTAGGTAGCGTGGTCGCCTCTGGCGGTATCGACACTGTGCAGGTGAAGGTATGACTCTTCTGATCGGTGCTGGCGGTGGAGGGGGTGGCAAGGGCGGCGCACCGGCGCAGCAGTATGTTCCGTCTGAAGAGCCGGACAGCCTTGATTCAACAC